TTTTACTTCACGTATGGTTGTAGTAGTGGCAACAGAAAGAGTGACCGATTTACCACTACACCCTGTTGATGGTGAAACTGTAAGGGTATTCATTTAAAAAGGTTTAATAAAATTGATACATGTTCATGGTATATATTATAATATATATACCATGAACTCTTCTACATCAATCAATCCCTTTACAGTCGATCTACGACATGCATTCCGTCCCAAGTGTCTATGTGAGTCTTGTACTCGTACACGCATAGGTGCGATGAAGGATGGGCATATCCTCATTGCCCATATGGATGAGATAGATCGATTGACTCATGCAGCATTCGAGCAAAAACAAGCAACAGATCGCAGATTACGAGTTATAGACGAAATTGTTGCAAAAGCAGGAGTGTTACGAATATCTTCTTCATAAGAAGGGAATGCTTGATTCAGTGCAAATTATTCTAGTGATTCTTTGTTCTATGTTTATTGCCAACTATCTCTATCTTCGATGGAGCAGCGCGAGTCGTCGTAAAACATCTATTGAGATGACGGAAGCTTTTTCCAATCAAGATGACGATACCTCCGTTGCCATTTACGGAATTGATCACATTTATGATGATTTTTATGCCAAGGTGTATGATCAGGTGGTCGATGGAAAGGTCCGACAAGAAGTGGAAACGCATTTCACACTGGATTGGGCAAAGAGTTATCGCCCGGATGTGAAGACCATTCAAGCACTCGATGTAGGATGTGGAACTGGCGGGCATGTAAATCTATTCCGATCTCAAGGAGTGGGAAAAGTGGTTGGTATTGATCTATCCGAGGCAATGATTCGTCAAGGGCGTGAAAAATATCCCAAAGCTGATTTACGGGTAGGAAATGCAGAAATTGCTACTACCTTTGCTGCCGGTGAATTTAATCTCATTACAATGTATTATTTTACATATTATTACTTGAAAGATCGTGATAGCTGTTTACGAAATATGTTTTTATGGTTGCAATCAGGATCATGTCTGGTGATTCATGGAGTCAACCGTGAAAAGTTTGATCCAATTCTAGAAGCTGCAAGTCCGTTTGTTGGATTTTCAGTTCAGAAATATTCCAAAGAACGGGTCTCTCGTTCCAAGGTTAGCTTTGATAAATTTGACTATGAAGCAGACTTCCAACATGAAGGATCTGATGCCAAGTTCCGTGAAGAATTTCGGTTTAAAAATGGTAAAGTCCGTCGACAAATCCATTCCTTACGTATTCCCACCATGGAAGAACTTGTAGCCGAAGTCGAATCGGCAGGATTCACCTATAAAAAATTTATTGACATGACCTCCATTGGATATGAATACCAATATCTTTTTTGCTTTATTCGCTAAATTTTATCAATCTTCTCTCCTGTACATAGAACTAATCGCGCTTGTAAGGTGGAAAGATCTTGGTTACGTTTTTTGTTTAATGCTGTACACATAGTGGAATGAATACTCCAATGATGATTACAAAATACATGTGTACATGAAGTGCACTTATTTGTAATTTGTTCCACAGGTGTAATCTTCTTACACTTGTTATCCTTCGACCAACATGAACATTTTGTTGACTGCATGTTTTGTGTTACAATGTACTACGAAACATTCATTTATATCAATTTTATACGGCATATCCTTTTGCAATTTCATTGGATGCAGGTACATCCCCTGCCAAGACTGATTCAATAGAGGATCCACTAATGGCAGAAAATCCTCGTACATAGGATGCTTCTACCTTCAAAATATGTTTTTCCATCATTTCACGTGTAGTTGCAATAAATTCAGATAAGACAACTTGTGCTCCTCGTTTATCAGTTACAAAGACTGGACTTAATTTTATACGACCTTCTCTTATAAATAATGAAAAATCAATAATTTTATCAATAATCTTTGTAACTTGTTCAATGAGAGATACAAGTTCGTTGGAAATATCATTATATTCTGCAATTACATCATTAATTGTTGTTGTATCTGTTACAGTATCGAGACCAGTTTGTTTTTCTTTACAGTAAGTATTTCCCTTTGTTATAGATTTGAACTGTAAATTATTAAATACTTTCTTTGGTTCAGCAGATTCACTTATATATCCCACGGTTCCCTTTGTAACTAATTCGTCAATAAATAATTCATATTTATTTTTTGTAGAAGGTTCCATCTCCTTTCCAAGACGATCTCGGTAAAGTTGTTCTAACAGTGAAAAGAACGGAAGATCATTTAAAACTCGTGCCTTTTCTGCCCACTTATCATGACATATATATGTCTTCAGTTGATTTCCTTCATCTGTTTTAATAATCCCACTTGCTAAGAGATAGGCTCGATACACTGCAAGACAGGTTCCTTCTTCTAGTTTTCCAACAGATCCTGTCTCTAATAGATTTTGTAATCGTGCATAGGTATCTTTATTTTCAAGGGTAAGATTATCATATCCTGTAACACTTGCACCACTTTTTTGAAATGATTCAATCTTTGCACCATATTTATCAATAATTGTATTTGATAATGGTGTTCCATCAAATGCCTTTTTATAATAAGACATAATATCATCAATCAACTCTATTGGAGTTGTTTCTGTACTAATAGAATAGTCTTTCTCTTGTGACAGAGGGCATGTTACTCGTTTTGGATCTGCATTATTACATGTATCATCTGTACGATTGTATATAAAATATTGTTGAGAGCGTGGCTCACCTGATTGTTTTAGTTTCATAGCGCTTATACTCATATCTATATCACCTCCTACGAATCGCATCCTCCTTGTTTGTCGTGTTCCAGATGGAGCACGATGTTTCCGTGTTCCTCCCTGAATTGGTCGAGCAACTTGTCCCTGCCCTTGTCCCTGCCCTTGATATGGCTGTCGATCCTGTCGCTGGTCTTGCCGACGATCTTGTCGCTGGTCTGAACGTTGACGATTTCGTCCTGAATCTTTTGGCGTTTCTTTCTCAGGAGGATCTTCTGATAAGGTTGTAAGAGAAAGAACCCCTACTTTTTTTGCAGTATCTTTCTCATTTCTATATACAAATAACTGTTGAATATCGATCACATATTCTTTTCCATTATATATAAATACTACATAATCACCAGATCGTTTCTTAATCGAAGGTTCTTCTTTTTCTAAGACAATTCTAAGAAGATCACTCAAGCCGCTATCCTTTTTATCATCTGATAATTTTTTAAAGATTGTTTTTTGATTTGTTTTTTGATCTATTGCTGGATCATCTTTCTTATCAGAATCTTTCACCATTTCTGCCATTATAATTTTTGTAATTCCTTGGGATTCACTCGGTACTTCTACAAACGAAGATCCAATTGTTCCTAACAATCCTGTCATTGCCTTATTCGGTCGAATACTGATAACACAGGTTCCAATCAAGATAATTAATCGAAGAAAAAAGAGTGTTATCTCCTTACACAAGGTCTTTGTTAAGACGGTACTTGAAAAATCCTCAATTGATTCATATCCTTTAAAAATAGATTTAATAATTTGTTTTGATTCAGGATCTTCAAAGGCAAGTTGTTGAAATTCTTTATCAATAGATGGTTGTAAAATTACTAAAATTCCACTGCAAGTTTGTTTTCCAGTGGCTTCTAAAGCTTGTTTAAAATTAATAGGATTTGTAGAGCTTAATAGTTGTTGAAACATTCGATCCATCGCTGCTATAATTTTTTCTTTTGCGGTGCCAACTTGAATGATTCCTCCTTTTTCACTTGCACTGGTGGTTGAAGCTCCTGCACCCATTTATAATTCCCTACTAAAGAGAACTGTTTTCCATTCAACACAACGCTTCAGACATTTGGAAAGAGTTGCAACACTAATATCCAAGGCGCTTGCAATAGATGCGACTGATTTTGTATGATTCATCTGTTCACAGGCTAATGCAATTGCAGTGGCAGCTAAGGAAGGAGGGGTTGTTTCGGGACAAATTCCAATTTCATCCACTTTCATTCCAATTTGAATGGCAGCTGTTTGAATGGCAGGTACAAGAGTACGGGGGATATCCAGACGAACAAGAGATGCATCAATAAAATCACTAAAGATCGTAGAAGTTGTAAGAGGTGTTTCCTTCTTAAATTCAGTTTGTTCATGACTATGCTCTTCCAACAATTCACTCAGTTGCTTTAATGCCCATGTAAATAAGGATAATGGAACAGAGAACATTTCAGCAATCTCTTTGGGATGACGAGCCGTTCCATGTCGTTTCAGACTTTCAAAGACAGCAGCTCCCAATAAGGCATCCCGTTGAGGAGTTCGCTTAATACGACGATGATGAATCTGTGAATAAATCTCTTCTGATTCTTTTAAAATACAATGACTAATTCCTGCATTGACACATCGAATATATAAGCTATCGAATACATTCCATAAGGTTCGTTCCCGACTTGGCATAGCCATATATAAATGAAATTGACGAATCCTTCGCATAGAAGGACAGTCTCCCGATCGCCACAACATTCGTGTTGCCATACCACTCACAGGAAAGTGATGATTAATGGGAGCCCCTGTGCGTGTCGGATCGGGAGATCGATCGTCTGCACCAAAGTAGCGAGTTTCATCGCCAGAATCAATTGCATAGTCTAAATGTATATTACATTCCGTACATTTCATTTGATTTTTTTCTTTTACAATATTGGAATCAGTCTTGCATTCAGGACAAATATACGCTTTTACAGTGGATAAATCTTTACGAGAATCTTCAAAATAAGAATCATATATACTTGTCTTTTTCGAAGATCCAGAACCTACCCCTGGAAATAATAAGGATCTTGCTGATTCACCACTTGCCGCAGCAGATGATTTACCAACAGATTCCATACTTCCTTCCTATCTCTTAGCGGCTAGTACTTTAAGTAATAAGTGTCTCAATTTTATTATTTATAGATAGGATTAGATCTTAGTTTTATGAAAGAATATTTCCTTTGATAAAAGTAAGATGAATATACCGACCACTATTTACGGACCCGATGGTGCTCTTGGACCAAAATTCTCTTTTGCAGATCAGGTTCCTACACCAGATCAAATTGGAGTTCGTGCAGGAGGAGATTTTGGTGCCATCCAAGGAGCTTTAGCTGGTGTAAGCTATTATGTTGATACGATTGGATTTGGAAGTCAGTCTGCTGTGAGTAGAACGTTAGGAGCACCAAATCAGAGTCCGATTGGTCTTCGATACTTTATGAAAACAGGAATCAAATGTAGCAATGGACAAGATATGTATGATTACATTGATTCAGTTCCAAAAGGGGATGCACTTGGGCAACGAATTGGAACAGCGATTCAAACTACAATGGGAGTGGGATTGAAAGGATTAGGACCAGCCATGGTGGAAGATGCCAAGAGTGCCTTGAATCCAATGCCAATCTTACAAGCTGTTGCAGGAAATGCCTTTCCACGTTGCAAACAAGTTCGATTACCGGTCGGAGATCAAAATGGAAAGATTCAATCAAGTGAAGGAGATATATGGGTGGCACCAGAGGGAATTGATTATAATGGATCGCAACCCATGCAAACACGTTGGATCTTAGATGCCTATGTAGATCAAGCAACTTACAAAGCCGATGGAAATGGAGTATCAAAAGAAGGTTTCAACAGTGAGTATACTCACTCGTGGAACCCAATGTTAGCAACAGGATTAGCAGTTGGATTGGCTCTTACTATAGCTTATACAATTGCAAAACATTAATGGACAAGAGACTTGTAAGCAGCCAACGCCACAAGACCGCCAGCAATCTGGGCAGCTACATACCCCACTAGATCCTTATTTGACAAAGATCCCTTTGCCCAGAGCATCACACTAATCGCAGGATTAACGTGGCATCCACTAATATTTCCAATCAAAAGAATGACTGTTAGAAGAGCTCCTGCAATCAAAACAGGATTTGTAGTGGATACTACAACACTTAAAAAAAGGAAGGTTCCTAAGAATTCCGCCAAATAATTGAGCATTTCTACTCTAGCTCTTTATTTTTTTGTATCCATCAATTGAGCAATTGCTCGCAACCGGGATTCCGGAGATAAGCGTGAACAAATTGTCATTGATTCCAATTCTTGTAAGAATAATTTATAGGCATAGGGAATTCGAATTTGAGCAAACTCAGTCGTATCAGAGCAAGAGCTGCATTCATATTTACCAATCTTTGGATTTACCTGAGCTAGCAATCCACACTTTTTACACACAAAGGCTTCAAAATTATCAGACATTTCCAACATACGTTCCTTCAAGAACTCGGAGGTGCCATGGGCAATCATAACATCACGCTCCATTTCACCAAAGCGCAATCCGCCATCTCTGGCACGTCCTTCGGCAGGCTGACGCGTTAGCATCACCAGTGGACCAGAAGATCTGGAATGTAATTTATCTTCTGCCATATGTTTCAATCGTTGATAGAAGATCGGACCCATGAAGATACTCGTCTTCATCTGTTTTCCAGTCGTCCCATCATATAAAATTTCATTTCCATGTGGTTCTAATTTGTATTTATCGCGAAGGAGTGTTGAAATAGATTCAACTGTCACTCCGTTAAAAGGAGTTCCATCTCCCAAGCCGCCCACCTCTGCCGCAGCACGTCCCATAAGGGTTTCAAGCAGGTGAGCGATTGTCATTCTGGATGGGATGCACATTGGATTAATAATAATATCAGGAATAATTCCATTTGATGTTTGCGGCATGTCCTCAGGTTTGAGAATCATGCCAATAGTTCCTTTTTGCTTTTCTACCTCGCTCCCTTGGTTATTTCTTACCAAGATCATCGCTATCCTATATTCACAAACTTCAAATATTCTATTTTTGAAATAAGCTATGTATAAGAAACCTTCTCAGGTTGGAATGGCATATACCTTAAGAAGAATCTAGGAACGATTCCCCCCACCCCCATCTATGCTCTGCACCTTCTTCTCTTGGAGAAGCTTGGCTCAGGATTGTCTCTACCACATCGATTGTAACGATACCACTGAGTTTTCCCCAGTGCCACTACTTTATTTCTAAAATAGCTTCGTACGATATGTATTGCGAGAGTTTCCCTGAATTTGAGGGTATTGCCCAAATAGTTGGACTAGCATCCATTTTACAGGACACTTTACGGCTAAAAGTTAACCGTGTCTAGAACAAAGCTTATCCCCTATGGTAGGGATGCGTTCACTTCGTACACGAATCTTGACGAAGCTAAATCCTTCGCCATTTCGTCCTTTATAAATCTTATCGACCCAGCCGGTTTCATTATTTCGTAATCCTTTGCTAGCATCGCGATAAAGCTTTCCACCTGCATCATGGACAGTGCTTGTAGCTGCTGCTGCACTCATCCCAACTAAGGCATTATGACTCACACCTGCTACAGCAGCTCCTTCCACAGTGCGTAGACGGATTGGAACAACTTTGCCAATTAAGATATCATCTGAATCGACAAAGACATTTTCTGGAACCAGTCCATTGGAAGCTAATTTTTCATAATTTGACATCTTCAAATGTTCTGTAAGAAGTGGATTTGGTTTACAGAAACGTTCTTCTTCTCCAGAGGCTTGATTCTTCTTCTCTTCATCCTTATAGGTTCGGTAGAAGAAGGAACGGAACAAGCCGCGTTCAATCGATGCTCGATTAATCATAATTGAATCTTCTTGGTTATAGCCGCCATACTGTGCGATCGCTACAATAATATTTTTACCACTTGGCATATCAATCGCACGAAAGTACTTTGCCATATAGGAACTTACCAACGGGCGATCATTATAGCAAAGAATATTTGACATTGTATCTAAGCGTTCCGTATAATTGAGGGCATAGAGTCCCATGGCTTGCTTCCCCATTGAACAATTACAACTTACAATACCATGTGATGTAATGAATGTATGGTTATCATCACAAACGGTTATATCAGATATTTTTACCTTTTCAGTATAAGGAACAATTGATTTAATTGGTTCATAAATAATTTGACCTCTTGTTCTAAATTGATTTGACCATTCATCAAAATCGATTGAATGTTTGGATGCACATATCTTTCGACCAGCTTTATAACTTCGTTCAATATCTGAAAGAACAGCCATTGAAAGTTTATATTTTTCAGATAGACTTGCACGAGTGCATCCATTATCAATATCAGTTCGAATCAATTCAATCTGCTTAATTCGAAGATCGCGCTGGCGAATATGTTCCTTTAAGAAACTTACTACAATTGCAGATTCAGTCATCTTTCTAGAATCATATCCATATCCAACTGTATCAAATAGTTTAATTAAATTTTCAAAGGTATCTGCTGGCTTGTAACCAATCTGAACACGTGTTGATTCTAAGTCTTTTACGCTATTCTTTACAAATGTTGCATCAATTTCAAATCGTTTTAATAATTGAATCATAGAATCCATATATATGCTTAATGCTTCATCATGATCAGGATGAGTTTGCTGTGTTGTATTTGCACATACAACATTCCAACCACCCTTATCAGGACGCGTCCAATTAAATCGAATCTTACAACCATCTCCTCCTTGAAATCCAGAAAGGTATTCTCTTACAACATGATCTGAACTACGTTTAATCCATGAAGGTACATCAGGGCGACTCACATCTGTAAGTTTTCCAATACTTATACCAAGAGCAATCATAAGAGAAGCATAGGCTCCATTGTGTGAAATTTTATAGGTTGTATGAGTTGAACCATTAATCATACCTGTACTAAGTCTTGGAGTAATAGAAGGTAGACCAAGACGAGCAATATCATTTTCAAATTGCATTGCATCTTCAAGTAAGCCAAAATCAGCTGCAACTTGAGGAGTGAATCCTCCATGTAATTTATTATATATATTGGCAGAACCATCTGTTTCAATAAATCCACACATCTTTGCAAGAATTGGAACCTTCCAATCGGTAGAAAGAAGAGGTAATATGTGAGCAGATGATAGAATTGTGATATGATGATCAATTAATTTGTTACTTACACCAAATGATGTTAAGATTGATTCAAATCTTGCATTTGTTAAAATCTCAAAAGATTCAGATTCTGTAGAAAGAGGAATTGTTCCTGGATAGTAACCAAGCATTGATGTCTTTCCAAGTTCAGTTACATTCAAATCGCCAGTATAAGTTGGAAATCTATGATCATTTGTTGCAATTAATGATCGACCTGTTGCAGTTGTAATTTTAAATAATGGTTTCTCTGTTTCTCTAACATAGTGATAGATAACAGGACTTGATTTTGTAAATCCAGTTATTTTATCAACAATTAATACATTGTCTCCTACTTTTACATCGCGAATTTCTTTTTCAGATCCATCTGCCATACGAACTGTTTCATGTTCCCAAAGACATTGATATGCATTTCTGGGAGATTGATTATGATGCAAGAAAGGAATATTACTTGCCATGGTTCCCAAAATTGCACAAGGATGAATCTCCACATGGGTATGATCCGCGTTCATATCTTTTATCATACGAGCAATGTAGCAATTTTCAGATTCATTCGGATCAATAAATTCTAATAAACTATTTCCACTAGGACTCACCCAGTGCATCAAATCATTCCAACTTTTCGCAGAATCCCAAGGAAATGGGAGTGTTTTTGCAGTGATTTCGCGGAGTGCTGCCGCCAGAAAGACAGGGCGAATCAATCGCCCCCCTTCTGTATTAATCCATACTTCATTCATATCAAATGAATAGCTAATTCCAGTAAAGGGATGAATACGTCCTGCACGTTTTGCTACGCGAAGAGCTTCCACTGCCTTGATCGAATTACTCTTTATGATTCCAATCCAAGCTCCATTGATAAAGACACGAAGAGATGTTTTACGCTCTTCCAACGTTGAATCAATCAAATGTTGGAGGTGCAATTCATCGTATAGTATTTTTAAAATAGGGTCAGGAGAGGAAGGAAGCGTTGCACTAGCAGTGCATGCTAAATTCTTTACGACTCCTACACTATGCCCTTCTGGTGTTTCACAGGGACACATATAGAATATTTGACTGGTATGTAATTTGCGAGGCGCGACTAACTTACCCGTCTTTTCAATGGGAGTCATAATGCGTCTCATATGAGAAATAGTTGCAAGATAGGTCAAACGACTCATCTGCTGAGTGATTCCATCTCTGGATCCAATCTGAATTGTAAATTTACCAGTTGCAAAAGCAGATTTTATTGCTACCTCCACAATTGTACTTTTAAAGATTTTATATATATTGGAAGAATTCACAATACTTTCAAACTTTCCTGTTGATTTCCAAGGACCATTATGAATTTCTTTCATAATTATCGATTTCATATCTTTAATCAGTTTCTTTCCAAAATGATAGCGAAAGAGATTTCCTATTAAATTACCAGGTAATTCTAGTTTCTTATTAGGATATGCATCTCGATCATCATATGGAATCTTATTGTGATATACATCTAATACTTTCTTTGTCATGACAGCTAGAAAGCATGCCTTCTCATATGCCATGCCTGCTCCTCCCACATGAGGAAGAAATTCCTCTGCTATAATTTCAGAGATTGCTTTGTCACGGGTTGATCGAACTGAGCTAAGACTCGAAGCGGTCAACGTTTCACGAATTCCACCTCCACTCCCCAAATGACGAGACAGAAGCTCATGTGCTGCTTCCTTTGTTGATATATCTCCTGCATCTAAAATACATTCCATTAAAATCATATCATACTCCGTATCTGTATTTCCATTAATCAATTCTACAATCTCTTTATCTGAAATAACTCCTAAAGCACGAAACATAATAAAGAGTGGAACTTCTGCTTTGATACGTGGAAGTGTCACTCGAATATGTTCAGGACCCGTAGGATTCTTTGCATTATACATAATTTTTACTGCCATGGATTTGGGAGTTCCCTCATTATCAGGACCAATTGATTTACATTCAATTACTTCTGCTTCCTTGGTTTTTCCACGATTGTATCGAAATACAAACATACGATTCTCTGCCATTCGTTCTTGTGTCTGAAAGACACGTTCAATTCCTTGAATCACAAAATATGCACGAAGATCATTTGCGCATTCTCCCATTTCACGAGGCGTCTTTTCAGGCGATTCGCTCAAGTGACAACCGTCAGATCCCACCATTGCTGGTATTTTTCCAGCAAGTACATGTGGCAACGTTCGCTGCGATGTTTGTTTCTCTCCTGTAGCAGGATCGTATAATGTAGTTGTCACAATCAAATCAACGTATATGGCAAATGAATATGTTAAATTACGAAGTCGTGCATCATTTGGATACATGGGTGTAATCGATCCATTGTTTTCGAAAATGGTTGGTTTTCGAATACAAACATTTTCAAATTTGACAATGACTTCTACTTCACGAGGAGGACCGCCTGAAGGGCTAACCCCTCCTGGAGCTGCAATAGCAGGAGCCGTCCCCGATGGGGCGACAGTTGCATCATCGACTGAAATTCGCACTGCTGTACCAGCAGTACCTGCTGCAGCACGCGTTGTTCCTGTTAATGTTAAATCAGGCGATCCTACCACACGAATGGGACAAGATCGAAGAATTGTATCTACTAAATCGAATTTCAGAAAGTGATTAAAACTTGCTATCTGATGATGCACAATATGTCGTTGATCATGTTGTGCAAAATGAAGATCAAAGATCTTACGATAGGCAGACTCCATTTTTTAAACTTGGTGTCAAATTAGATCCCTCTATCAATTTTGTACGATACCTTTAGGAGACATGGAACCGGTTCAATCAGAAATAAAAGAGGTTCGTGTCACAGGAGATGCAGCTGCCTATCTTGAACCCAAAAAACGAACCCGACGTTCTCGTAGAAAGCAAGAAGGGGGGGATTTTTTATCAGATATTACATCGGCTGCTGAATCGGCTGCTGAATCGGCTGCATCTGCCATATCAAACGTAACATCTGCCAAACCATCAGCACCAGCACCAGCACCAGCACCAACACCAGCACCAACACCAGCACCAACACCAGCACCAACACCAACACCAGCACCAACACCAACACCAGCACCTGCTAGTACTGCAAGAGTTGTACCATATAAAGGAGGAGCTCCTGTTGTAAAACTTGTTCCAAAAATTACAAAAGTAAGTAATATAGCTAAGAAACCATCGATTCCTTTGACACGAAAGAAACGAACCTTTAAGGCAAAGAAAGTGAGTGTGATCATTGCTGAAGCAGATCCCAAAACTCGTAAGGCACGTAACACAATTGCAAAAAAGGTGGCAGCTATGAGTCTAGATGAATTACGCAAAGAACTGGAAACAAATGGATTAATGAAAAAAGGAAAAAAAGAAATTCCTGAAGAAATGTTACGCTCAATGATGCGAGATGCTTTAACTCTTTCTGAAGGAAAATAAATACCTTCCTATTTTTATCTATATTTTTATTCTTAAAAGGAATAAAAATATAGACTATGCCCTTATCAAGATGTTCAGTCCAACCTTGATGATAGCTTGCATCCTTTATTTACTGGGAGTGGGTGTGGTCTTATATATTCGACCCACCAGTATGTTTCGCCCCGGTGGTACATGGCGTGAATTTGGTCTTTCCGAATCTGAGCATCATACAGTGTTTCCTTTTTGGATGTTTGCTCTTGTATGGGCAGTTTTTAGTTATGCCATTGCAACATGTTTTCTTCTGATAATCACCCCTCTTACACTTCCCTCCGAAGGAATTGAAATCTATTCAGAACCTGCATCATTTAATCCCATTGAAACTATTTCAGAACCAGTGCAACCAGCAGCGCAACCAGCTGGATATTATATAATCAATCCAGATCGTATCAATTCATCGGGAGCAAATTATATCTATTATGGAACGGAACCTCCCACTCCTCAAGAAGTAAACTCCTTTATTCGACGTCGGCGTTAGCAAATGGCAGATAGGGTCCCTCCAATTACGGTTCCAAACATACTTGCAAAAAAGCTAAAATATCCATATCCCAACCCTTCTCGTGTAATATCAGGAATCCATATAGGAATCATATTCTTTGGAATACTGGTCCATCCTAGAAAATGAACAGAGATAAGGGTCATAAACTGAATCGCAGCTGCAATTCCTGCATTTGTAAAGATCTGTTTTACATTCTTCACCTTCTTACATGAATCATATTGAAGATAAGTAAAGGATGCTGCACTCAATATAAAGGTTAGTAAAACTGTAATAAGAAGAGTTGCTAATAACACAGTTCCTGTAATTCCTTGCACACCTAGAAACATATTGGCAATAATAAATGAAAATACGGGAACAGATAGTATTAAAATTCCGCAAGCGAGCATAAGACTCACTAACAATCCGGTATTCATTCTAGTCTGAACAAAGAGAAATATGCTTAGCATTTTTCTCTTTCTTCTTCATAGAGTACAATGATCAAGGATATAGACCAATGGATTACGGCATACAAAGATCGGAAACAGACAACACTTCAGATGAGACCAACAGATGGAGCCCTTCTTATATTAGATGCAAAAGATACAAAGAAGATTGTTCGTGAAATTCCAATGAAACGGGGATATGATCTAATGTCTCTTCTTCAACAATCAAAACATATCGATCAAGCAAGGGCTGCGTTACAAACAGTAAATACGGCAAGAGAAGAACGAATTCAGGTTGCATATGAAGAATTTCAACGAATTGAGAAAGAGTTATTAGCAAAGATTGCAGATCACTCAACGACTCGTGATCCACGAGCACGTATTGATGTCACTCGTGCAATTGGGCAATTGCAGCGAGATATGCAAGTTGCATCGGAAGCACTTCAAAAAATAATCACACCTGTGCGGTATTTAACAGAAAGTGACTATAGTCTTATACAATCCTTTCCATATACCTTTGAAGAACGATCTATTCCTATTGCAACGAAAAAGGTTTAATCTTATCCTCTACCTTATCACAATTCACCTCTTTTGCATCATAGGTAAAACATGTTCCATTTCTATCTTTATACACCAGTGTTCCAGCATTTTCAAGATTGGGAACTTTTTGAATCACCATAGGAGCCGGTTTCAAAATATAGACCACAAAGATTCCCACCGCTAATCCGCATAAAAAGGGAAAGAATTCTAATTTTCCAAAAAATTTCCAGACCATTCTCTACTATTACAGAATGTATTTGCCTGGGGTTGGCGGGTACCCCCCAATCAAATATCCTCAGTCTCTATAGAGACTGAGGATGTTTGATTGGGTTGGAATCATGGAAATACCAGGAATGCCAACCTTAATTAGTATTATGCTGGGATTCGGCTTAGCTGCCCTATTTCGACCGTTATGCAAAGGTCCCGAATGCTTAATTCTACGCGGTCCGCCAGTCGCGGATATTAAAGGATCTGCCTTTCAATTTGGAAGCAAGTGTGTCGAGTTTATACCCAAACCACAGAAATGCCCGACGGGTGAACAAGCGAAAGAGATTGTTCAAACATTATCCTTTGCGGATCTTGAATAATATGCGTTTTCCCATGGTATGACAAATCGCATGCTTCAACAAATGGATCTTGGAACGCCTATTTCTAGCCTGGAATCAGGATCAGGTTCGAATCAAGCGGATGGGGAACTTATGAAACAAATCTTAGCGGAAATGGATCAAGCAGGGGCGTCTGTCCAAGGACCCGTGAGTCCTCCTATGGGAGGGATTCCCACATACTCACCTCATGATGATAGCGCATCAGGACCTGTTCGACCGGGGATGATGCCGCACATCCCTCAGTATGCTCCTCGCAATGTCTATGCTGAAGAAGAACCCGAAGAAATGCCAACCAAACGCTATGTTGCTCCTCGCAAAAACTTTGCCAGTGCCATTCTTGACTGGCTCCGTGATCCTCTCTTTATTGGAATTGTAGTGTTTTTAATCTCTCTTCCGGCAGTCCATACCTATGGATCCAGTATAGCACCTATCTTTTATTCTGTAGGAGGATCTTTGAGTTGGTTAGGTCTTACTGCAAAAGCACTCTTTGTAGCAGGAACCTTTATTCTATTTCGAAGTATCACCTATATAATAGGGATATGAGTACACCCTACTCAAATATAGGAGCAAAGATTGTAAATAAAAATGGATATGATACCTTGGAATGTAAGTTAGAACCAGGTGCATCTGTCATTACAAATCAAGATACACTTTGTTATATGGAAGGAGGCATTGTTCCAAATGCCACTACAGGATCCAGTGGAATAAGTGGAATGTTTCGTCGTGCTGTCACTGGATCCAGTTTTTTTCAGAATGCAGTTATAAACTCTGCACAAGAAGTTCGTAAAATTGTATTTTCTCCTTTGCTGCAAGGATCCATTGTAGAAATTGTGATTCAACCAGGAGAGACCTATCGATTTGCAGATAAGACATTTTTAGCATGCAGTCCAAATCTTCAAGTAAGTGGAAATTTGAATATCTTCCGAAACTTTCGTATGAGTTTTGTAAATGGGAATCTCACCTATGTGACGGTTACAGCGACTGAAACAGTTGGAGTGATTTGGGTGAGTGGATATGGAGGGGTTGAACGACATGAAATTATCTTAGGAGCCAATTCCAAACCTCTCTTTATTAATAATGGATGCTTCTTAGGAATGTTGAGTATAAAAGGAGATATTGATTATTGGAAGGATTATACAACTCTTAGTACTCCCGGTGGTGTATTTAATTCTTTTATGACAAACATTGGATTTATGATGCAAATTGGTGATAAAAATTCTAATAATCCAATTCGATCTTCTGGGAAAATGATTGTATATACACAAACCTTGAATCCCCGTAATTTAGAAGAATATGTGGATCGTATTGCTAAAAAAGAAATAAATAATCAGCAGGATAGTTCTGCTGCAAAAGGATTTATAGGATCTTTATTCAGTGGTGGAAGACGCTATACCCGGCGTATAAATCGTAGGAAGAGATAGAAGGATGAACCTCAAAGAACTGGCAACTCCATTCCACGGAGCATCGTTAGCAGCGATCGTATCTGCTGTATACTTATTCTATAAACAACAAACTCTCTATATCGGTCTTGGACTCGGTGTTGGTTTATTGGTCTACGCTCTATCAAAACGAAACCTCCTTGCATCTATCTTGGCAGGAAGTGTTGCTGCCCTCTTGGTGGCAGAACAACGCCGTATGGAAGGATTTGCATCCGAATCTGCGATTGAAAAGGCATTGGCAACTGTGAAGAAGAATGATCCTAGTCTTTCTTCCTTTGAGCAAGAACCTGTTAGTTCGGAAAAAAAGGCTCCACCTCCCGACAATGGATCACGTGGGGAGTTCTTTGAATTAGGAAAGAAATACAAGCTTCCTTCCGAAGAAGATGATAAGGGATTCCACCTGGATGCAGGTACTACCTTTATGAATGCATATAAGAGCCTCAAACCCGATCAGATTGCTGCTATGACCAAGGATACCCAGGAATTGATGGAGACACAAAAACAGTTAATGTCCACTCTTAATACGTTAAAACCCTTGATGCAGGATGGAAAGAACATGATGAATACCTTTCAGTCCTATTTTGGAGGAGTTCCAACTTCTACATAAGTAATTCTATAGTAGGGATAAGATGAAGCTATATTGGTTACTAGGAGCAATTACACTAGCAATCCTTTTATTAGGAGTCTTATATATGTTACGACAATCTATAACGGAAGGATTTTATGCAACTACCTCAAATAAACCAGATTTACAATCCGATATTACAAAGATGATAAAATCTGTTACAAAAATTGGTAAGAAAATGCTGGATCCAGAACTGTGGAACTATCGAATTCATATTATGAATCTATCTCCTGTAGAACTGGCACGAAAACAGATAGCTCTTGAAAAAAAGGTATAATCTTTTATAAAATCAGATTCTATTGTTAGACAATTCATTGTCTAACAATAGAATGGGGAAACGTTTGCGACGTATGATAGGAGGAGCTCTTAGCTCTACTCCACAAGATACGTCTACAATACTTTTATTAATTATTCTTGCTGTTGTAATTGTGATTGGCGCGGTATTATACTTCAAGCAAACTTCGGTTGTGGTTGTGAAGGATGGTAGCTCTCAACAAACAACCGTAGTAGAATCACCAGATCCTCGCTTTTCACCCTTGTCTCCCGAACGCTCCTTCTTTACGGCTCCTGATCTTCGTGGCTATCCCAGTCGTCCGATTCTTGCCGGAATGGGAGCAACTCCTATCAATACATTAACACAAGGGTTAGGAGTACCTGAACAGTATCAACAAATTGGAGTTCTTGCAGCTCCCGGTGGAACTGATAACAGTGCTACCCCGAATCGCACTCTTTTACCCTTGTTTGGTCGTCGTGCAGCTTCCAACCGTGATCGATGGAACTATTATACCCGTTCTGATGGAATGAATCCCATTCAAGTTCCCATTCGCAATCGAAACCGCCCCTGTGATGATGATAATGGATGCAATGAAATCTTTGATGGAGATTCTGTCAGTGCTCCCTTGTTAGGACAAGCCTATACTGCAACCATTTATCGTACATCTACACCACGATATCTTCCTGGGGTGTTGTAGAGATGAGTGTACTTTCAGGATCCTTATCCTGTGCTCAAACCCCCTTACAATATCCAACAATGGATACAACCTTTAGTCCCACTTCCATTACATCCACTGTAAATAACTATGGAAATGCAGGATTACGTCTCTGGTCGATTCTTTCAGGATCAGGACGTGCATATCCTTCCTACGATAATACAAATGGAGTCCAAGTGGATGAAAATATTCAGTGCAGTCTTACTGTAAATAGTGTTCAATGTACTCTATTTGATATGCGCATTTATAATGCAGCACATAGAATCTTTAATACAGTCGATATAAGTGGTCAAATTATGGGAGGATATACCTCTCCTTATACAAAGGCAGTGTTAGAAGCCTATATCTTTTTTAAAGATAATCGTAATAATGTTTATGCACTTGTATTACCCATTGGAATCAATAATAATAAACCAAATACGTATGCATCTCAATATATTGGCGGATTAACCAATTTATCCGATGGAAATTCAAAACAACCTACGCTAAGTACATTATTTCAAGATCTATCAGGATCGACACCCAATGGATCCTTTAATGCAAAGAATCCAATTCTTCAATATATAGGTCAAGATGTGCGAAAGATGAATTGTAGTGATAAAAGTGCAACCCCCAATCCAGTCACCTATCTGGTTATTATGAATGATATGAAATCAACTAAGTTGCTGAGTACAACCATTACAAAAACTCAACTAAATTCATTTCTAGCCAAGTTTACAAATGCTCAATTAAGTGTACAAAGTGCACCGATTGAAATTTCACAATCTGTAATTACAGGAAATAATATAGTATATATTCCAGGGAAAACCTTTTTTATTACTAATTCAAGTTCTGGATCTGGAGCATCCAATGTGAATACATCTGCCTTAAAATGTTATCCAGTGGATCCCTCTAAAAATGTAAAAGATGGACAATTATATTTGGATGAGAATGGAGTTCCTATTCCATTTCCAGACTATCAACCTCAGTGCGGTAAAATCCCTTCCTTACCATCTCCCGCAGCATCTTCCTTTTGGAGTTCTGCAGTTGGAATTGAATCACTCATTGCGATTACGATTGCAGGAATTCTTGTAGTAATTGCTATTTATTTCTTAGGAGTATATTGGTTTTCTAAAAAAGATGGTGCTACTTCTAGTATCACTTCTGCAGCAACGGCAGCTGCAGCAACGGCAGCAGCCACATCCATTGCTACAAAGGCATCTATTACATCAGGAATTACCTCTCAGACAATCTCATGGGGTGTTATGATCTGGCTGGCAGTCATTGCAACAATCTTTTTTGGTGTTGCAGTTACCTATATTCTTCTATATTATGGTATAATTCCTAAGTAGGGAGATGAAAGCTGCGCAAGTCTATACATGGCTTGGTATTACTATTTTGTGCGTTGGACTTATTGCACTCATGAACTGGTTGCAAACCGAATCATTTATATCAAATAGTATCTGTCCTGCGGGATTTACCTTCTTTAATGACATTCGTGGACATAGTTTTTGCTGTAAAGGAGCTGTGAAAAATAATCAATGCACTGCCAGTGGCAAACATACAATATGTGGATTGGCTCCGAATCTTCCCGATCCTCGTAGTGGCAAGATACTTCCTACCTGTGTCCAACTCATAAAAGATACGGATCCTTCTTCTAAGTTTTGCCCTTCTAACATGCCAAACTATATCGCACCGGGTATTTCAAATCCAGCAATGTATGCCTCAAAACAAGGAGGCTGTTCTATATCTCCTGCTATTGGAAATGGTTCTGGATTTCCAATGGGAGATATGAATGGACAGTGGATGCCGTTAAAACCCATGTGCAATATTTCAGGAGCGTCTGATATAGTAAATCGAATGAAAGATGATGCCGAGTCTCCAAGTTGTGAAACCTTGAAACTACAAGAAACTACCAAATGTCCCGCAAATATGAGTACAAAATATGATCAACAAATGTATGTGCATTGTATGCAAAATAATTACAAATATGATCCAAAGATTAATGATCCTCCGTTTTGCTATCCTGATGAAATTTTAGCCATGCGTCAAGATAGAACAACAGGAAAACTATTCGGATTAGAAAAAGCAAAGAAAAATTGCATGTCTTGCTCATTCTATAAAAAACGGTTTATTGATAAAGATACAACAGCAGAATGCGTGCGTGAATAATAATTACCATCCAAAATAAATCATTTGACGGCGCGTAAAGAGACGATTTAATGCCTCAATCATTCCCATGTCTCCTGTCGTTACGCGATGAAGAATATCATCCGAATTAACACCAGGGCGAAATCCTCCTACCTTGGAACTGATCCGATCTACAAGA